CGCGATGTTCCCGGCTGGGAGTTGGCCAACGACGCCGGTTGAGAGAGGGAGACCGGTGGCGTTGGTCAAGACGATTGCCGTCGGCGTCCCTAGCGCGGGTGTGACCAGCGTCGGTGAGGTTCCAAATACAGCGTTTCCAGTGCCGGTCTTGGTCGTCAGCATCGCCAACCGGTTGGCCGACGACGGCGCGGCTAGGAATGCGGCGACGTTGGCCGCAAACCCAGCGATCCCTGTTGCGACCGGGAGCCCCGTGCAATTCGTGAGGGTTCCTGACGTGGGAGTTCCGAGAACTGGCGTCGTGAGAGTCGGGGTATTGGCAAACACCAGCGAGCCTGTCCCGGTCTCATCGGTCACGGCCGCCCGCAGCTTGGCCGAGGTCGGATCTTGAAGCCACGCAAGAACGCCAGACGCCAGACCGCCAAGCGTTCCGAACGAAATCCCAGCCACGAGTGAGCGCACCCATGACGTGTTGGCCGCCTTGGTCGAGTTGTCGGCCCCGTCCGCAGTTGGGACGGTGACGGTTCCGGTAAAGGTCGGGCTCGCCAAGGTTGCCACGTCAGCCCCGTCCTTCTTGACGACCACTGCGTTGATGTAGGCAATCGGCTCGGCGCTGCTTCCAATTTCGAGCGTGTCGCCGTTGGTGGGAGGGAGAATCTTGCGTGCGCTCATTGCTGGCGGGGGAGGCTGGAGTTGAAAGCGATGCCGAGCGTGGTCTTGATTCGAATCATGTCTTCGGTCTGAGCCAGGTCTTTTGCGTGCGCCTCTTTGATTTCCGTGATCCGCTTCTCGCCTTCAGCGTAAAGCGTCTTGGTGGCCACGGAATCCACGTAAAGCCCGATCGCAGAACAAAGGATTACCGTGTAGGTGGCGATGATGGTGGCTCCTTTGCCGAGCCCGCTCCATGTGGGGCCGGTGGAACTCGCAACGCTCTTGACTTCATCACGGACGCTCTTGATTTCCGCCATGATGCCCCGGATGGCGTCCACGGTGGCCGTGCCGTCGCGTTTCACGGTCTCCGCAAGCGATGTCAGCCCTTGCTGGACCAGAGCCACGGTTTGCGCAACCTCGCTCAACTCGTGGGCAAGCGTGGTGACTCGATCGTGTCCGGGTTCCGTCATCGTTCGTTTCCGTGAAATCCGAGCACCGGCCATTCGTCTGCGGTTGAAAGTTTCCGATCACCGCTGGCGATGATCGCTTCATAGATTGCTGCGCTAGGTGCGATCACGCACCCTTGCGTCCAACGACGTCTGGCGGCCCGAAAACCTTGGACCAAACGGAACGCAAGCCGCGCGGCCCCGAGAATCGCCGGGATCCTACCGCCAGGAATCAACGCCATGGCCGCCACCGGGGCGACGGCCCGGAACGCTCCGGCTACCGCGCCCGTGATCGATTGCGCTCCGATCACCCTTTCGGCGGATGTATCCACAGAGTGGGCGGCGCGAACGGCACGAACCGCCAGCCGGGCCTTGTGCGGGACGACGCGCTGGCGTTCGCAAAGGAATTCAAGGAGATCGTCGGCCATCTGTTGCGTGATGCCTAGAGGGTCGCCGCACCGGAGGGCCCAGTCGTGGACGAGCGGGGCGACGATGCCGAGGTCGGTCTTGCTGACGACCGGCTGAAAGATGGGAGGGACGCTGGCGAGGTCGGTCACGAACCCGGCCGGGATTGTAACCCATCGATGATCAGGAGCCGGAAGCTGGAACCGGAAGGGCTCAACCAACCGGAACGTATCCGTCCCGACGACTTCCGCGATCACCGGGGAGGCGAGCGGCTCGGGCGGGACGGTGTAGGATTGCAGACGAGGCCGCTCAATCGTCGGTTTGGCCGAAGCAATTTGCCCGAAGTAGGGCGGAGACGTGAGGGCCGAGGCTTGCATTCCCGGCCCCATTGTCCACGCCTTTTGCGCGTGCGCGTGCGGATTTTGCCCGCGTGGTTTCCCTCGCTCGCCTGTGGTGTGACACCGCCTACGACGCGAGGGCGGGCGTGCCGCATTCGTTCATCGCCGCCTTGCATCGCACGCAGATGACCCGCACCGTTTCGGGTGCGTGAGCCCTGCGCATCATGGCCACGGAGCTGGGCGGTTTGCCGAATTGCCGGGCGATGTCCTTGTTGCGCATCGACCAATCGACCCGAGTCCCCCACGATGTTGATGCCTTGCGTAGTTGCATCGTGTGCGGCGCGTATCGCCTGCGAGCCGATGCGATGGCGGCGCTCGTGACGTTGAACCGCTTCGCGAGGTCGCTCGTGTATTCCGCTTCCCAGTTGACTTTTGAATAGTCAACGCGCTTTCGCTTGTCGATTACGCCCTGTGCCATTCCAGTCGTCCGGGTTGCAAATCTGTCCACGAGTGGAGCTTGCGATCCGGCCCGAAGACCAAGACGCGCCCACCTGAATCACGAAACCGTTTCTTTGTCAGCACCCGCGCCCCGAGCAACGAGGCCGATGAAAACGCGCTGAAATGGTCCGCTGTTGGGATCACCGTGTAACACCCTGCGCGGGCGTGTTCACCCATGAATTGCAACGCCTTTGGCCCGATCCCATGCGCGGGATCTTGATCGGGTTTCGCTGGCGCTGCACTTTTCAATGGCAATGGTGACTAACAGTGCTTAGAGTTACGCATCTATTAACAAAATGCAAACTCGACACCTGTTTTTGTTCGCTTCCGGCGTCTTGGTGGCGTCGGTCATGGGGATGATCGTTGGATTTGAAACCCTCGGCAATCATGCCGTCGGTGATTCCGGCTTCGGAAAGCTCGTCCCGATCGCAACCGGGATCATCTTCGCCCTCGCCGATCTGGTCCTCTCGTCCCTCCTGATCAACGTCCCTGGGCGGTGGACGTGGCTCAAGACGGCGGGCCTTGTCCTTCTGCTCGGAATCACGGCGCAGACCTGGGTTTGGGTCCGGGCAGGCTATGAGGTCAGCGTTCACGAAGCCGACAAACGCACCGTGGCCTCCGCGGAATCCGGGGCCTGGGAACGGACGTTGTCCGATCTGGAGCGTGATGCGGCCGACGCACTCAAGGAAACCCCAGCTCAACTTGAGGCCCGCGCCAACTGCGACCGGCTCCGTCAATCCATTGCGGCAGCAGTCAAGACGGCGACGGACATGGACAACAACGGGCTCCCGGAGGATGACCGCCTCATCCCAGGACAACTCGCCCTTGTTGATTCTCTCAAGGCTGACTTGGCCAATGAGGAGGCCAGAACGGAACGGCTCGCCAAGTCCGACACCCGGCACGCCGATGCGCTGTTGGCCATTGCCAAGCATCGAGCTGATCGAGGAAAGACGGCAGCCAACGAAGCCACGACCGCCGCCAGCGTTCACCAATTCGTTCGCTGGTCCGAACAATGGGCGCCGGTCCTTGGGATCAGCCAAGCCCGCGCCCTTGAATTGATCCTTGCCCTGATGACTACCGGTTGGCTTGTCGCTCAATACGCAGGCATGATCTGCTTGAATTTGTCGGCCAGGATTCCGCTGACGGTTGAGCCGGAACCGGAGCCCGCGCCAGTGACTCCGCCCAAAAGCCGCAAGCCACGGCCGAAGCCGGAATCCGTCCAAATGGAGTTGGTTCCCGCATCGCCCGCCGTTCAAAGGCGCTACGAATCACAGAAGCTCTGGCACAATGAGCGCACCGCCAAGCGGAAGGAAGCCCGTCAATCTGGGCTCACATCCAAAGAAGCAGAACGTCTCCGAATCGACGCATTGCGTGAACGCGCCGCCGCTTAAACCGTGATGCAGTCCAGCGTCACGGAAACGGTCAAGTGGTGATAAAGTTGATCGTAACGGTCCCGGACATCTTCTTGTATTCGCCTCCGTAGACCCACGCATACAGGGGTGTCGGGCTGCCACAAGGGGCTCCGTTGACCTGGATGGACAATCCCGCTGCAACCGTGTAGTTCGTGACGTATGGCTTGAATTCGTCAACCCATCGCTTGTTGGTTGGTGTGAAATAGGTCCATGTGATCTCCAGATCGTCCTCAACAAAGTATAAATATCGCGCACTTAACACCGGCAACTCGCCAAGCCATGGATACCACCCGTCCGCATCGCGCGCGGAAGGGCGATACTCGCTCAGGTTGTAAATGCCCTCGGTAAGCGCGTGCGGCATGTAGAGCTGCATACCGTCAAACGCAGTGTTGTAAGTCTCAACGTATGGCAGCGCCGCGATGAATGGCGGATTGGCGTAAATGTTATGCTGAGGGTCCAAAGCATCGCTATCCCAGCCCGCCTTGGAAAACTCTACATCTGACAGCCGCCAAAAGATAGCCGCGAGCTGCGCGGCCGTCATGCGGACCGGGTATCGAACCGCATTGTCTGCGGTTCGGGTCACCGGGTCCGCCAAGATGAGTCCTTTGTGCCGACTGAAATCAAACGGGGGGACGTTGGACAACCCGGTCCGCGCGTAGAACTGGAGCCGCATGTCAGGTCGTCATGTAGCCCAGGTATTCCGCCCATGCTGCGTATCGCAATCTCACCGGGCCGTTGACGAACTGAGCTTGGACTGTCCATGCTCCGCCAACAATTGCGATGCTGGCGATTGGAAGCCAGAGAGTGCCCATGTAGTCAGGATCTGGTGCAGGCACTGACGTTATCGTGTAGAAATCATTCTCCGCCGTGTTCCGCACGTCGAGATTGATCGCTGTGATCTCTGCGTTTTCGTCAAGTTCCAGCTTGAAACACACGGCATCCTCATCCGTCAATGCGGATGAGTGAGTCCACCCGTTGACGGCATCATAGTTGACGACAGCAGCAGGTGTGAGATCCTTGATAGATTTGAAAATCAGCGACCCGGGCGCAATGGTTGGCTTGTTATCCGCGTTGATCTCAACCAACCATTGCGAATCTCCGACCACCGCGTCACCAGATCGGCGAGCCAAGACGTTGATGGTCTGGCCGCCGATCCGAATAGCTTGGTCGCGGTAAGGATTGAGCGACCCGTGGAGCCCCTTGATCGCCTTGGCGACCTTGTTATGGGCATCGGCCCGCCGCGCCGCAGATTGATGAGCTTGGTATTCCGGCGAGAGGACGTTAAGCGGCGCTGGTCCCATCTTGACGATGGGCAGAATCAACTCTGGCTCTGGTCCTCCGGTGCGCGGCATCTCAGTGCAATTCCCCGGTGAGGTGACGCCCTTCGTGACGGCAGATCTTCACGGCGTTCTTAACGCAATCAGGCCGGATGCGGATCGTGGAGCGTCCCGTGGGGCGGAGGTAGACCTCGCCGGGGTCGCCTTGGCTGGTCTGGCCGACTTCCACGACGATCAGCGCGGACTTTGGCGACTGCGTCAAGACGGGCCACGACGGGCCGACGCCCGGAATGTGAATGTCACCGATGGACTCGCGGCCCGGCACACGCTGCTTGACGAACGTCTTCGTGCGAGAGCGGAACTTTGCAGTGATCGCCTCGGAACATTCGCGCTTTTGCTCGGCAGTCCAGCGATGTCCTCCGCTGTCACGGAACATAATCGGGACGTGAGTGGGCCAATACCACGCATGGACGGAATACCAGCCGTCTTGCGCCGAAGCGGCGGCAATCGAGAGCATCGTCAGGGCGAGGATCTTGGGGATCATAGGGAGGGTAAGGCGGCGATGGCGTTCGCGATCGTGGTCTTGAGTGTCACAAACGTAGCGAGCTGCTCCGTGGTGTAGGCTCCTGGAGCTTCTGCGTATCGAATCAAGTCGGCGGCTGCGTCGTCGTCTCCGGCGTCCAGAAACACCTGAGCGCCCCGGAAGTGTCCATCGAACGGGCCTCGAATCCATGAGGGTTGCGCGGCCCATGATGCGCGGAGGGCGGCGCGGGCGGATTCGCGGAGTGCTGCGGGCGATAGATCGACTAACTCCCACTGCCGTTCCACGCGATCCTCGAACCAAACGAGTTTTGGCTCTGCGACTTTGCCGCTCGGCTCGGCCGGCTTGTCGATCTTGACCAGTGGGACGACAACGGGCGGCGTCCAATCATCCCCGGCGTCATGTGGGCGGAGCGAGTCGGTGATCGTGTTGCCGTTGTCATCGGACGGCAGGGAAACGAGCGTCTGCGTGGCAGGTAGTCCAAAGGTCTTCATATCAAGTTCCGTAAGCGATTTCGACTCCGGTGATAACAGCGCACCAGCGCCACGTTTCACCAGCGATCCCGGTCACGGCAATCGCCAGCGCGTCATTCGTATCGTCTGCGGTGATGGCAACGTCAGTCAGGATGTTGTCCTCGGTGTCCGTCACTACCGACAAAATCGACCCAACCAGTGAGGTCGTGCCTGCGACGTTCTTGATTCCAACCTGTCGCGTGTAATTCGCAACGGCGGTCCCGTCCGATTTCGCGCCTGTGATCTGGATGAGGAGATTACAAACCTTTCCGCTCGGGATGGTGATTCGCGCCGTTCCTGCATTTCCATCCAGCCGCATTTCCGTTGGTGTTGCGCCGGTGGTTTTTGTGCAGGCCGTTAGCCTGATATACTGGGCATCTCCAGCCGCAGCAAAAAAACATGCGGTGTATGAAACCTGCCCTCGGCGACTCGCCACGGCGCCCCAGCCTCCGGCATATGTGTAATCACCTGAAGCAGTTGAATCACGCCCATTGCACACGGCGGATTGGCCGCTTGCGATTGCAATGTTTCCGTGGGCGAATGAATGAGACCCGCTAGCAGCAGCCTGTTGTCCATGAGAAGCCGCATACGCCCCGGTTGCAGAACTACTAAGGCCTCCCAGCACTGCCGAATAGTTGCCTGATGCGACATACCCCGCGCCGACTGTTCGTTGAAGTTGAAGATCAACGGCATACTGGCCCCGATTATTGCCCCCAGTGATTGTTCCGTCCGGTGGTGGGCCAAGGATAAAAGCAGCGTTCCCTTTCGGGCTCACAACCGCATGTATGTTCGTCGTCGATCCATCATCGACCCGGGTCTGCACATAGACCTGAGAGCTGTAGGTCGTGGCGTCTCCGACAATTACCGGGCTCCCTTGAGTCGTCGCGCCTCCCGTGCCATTCGCGCGGAGAACAGCGTTATCTACTGCGCCAGTTGCGACCGTTCCCGCGCCAATTGTGGCCCGCACCGCTGGCGCGTCTGCGTCATCAAGGAACGTCTCCGCAAACGCGCTGATTCCAAGGATCGTCTTTTGTTGCGCCGCCGTCAGGTCCACAGGAACTCCCGTCCCCGCGCCAGAATCCCGCCCCTTGACCGTGGCTTGCGCCATGTTAGCGAGCTTCGCGTTGGTGATGTCGCCGTCCGCAACGGTCCCGCTTCCGCCTGTTGAGATGAATGCCATGGGTTTACGCGGTGACTGTTGCGATGGCGACCGTGTCGCCGAACTCCAGAATCACCCCGATGTCGTCGATCGCCACGTAGGACGCGACGCCGTCACCGCCGCTGAACTCCACCACGATCGCCGGGTGAGTCAGGGGATCGTTGAGCCGCAGTGGGAGAATTCCGGAATCCCACCCGGTTTCAGGCGAGCAGGCGACGACAGTTTGCGTCCCGATTTTGAGCTTAATCGTTCCGCCTCCGTGGGCTTTGACCTGCCAGGACAACGCCCCGGCAGGGATCTTGAGGCAGCGCGGCCCGGTGCCGGTCGTGAGTTTGATTCGAGTGGTGGTCTCCATGATTAAACGAGTCGGATGTTGTTGCCGTCCTTGATGAAAAGCGGGTCGTCGCCCGTGAATCCCGCGATGCGGATCACGCCCTCGGCGTCCGTGTCGAACGCTTGGCCGATCTCGGATTGTCGCACGGGTGCGGGCCGGTATTCGTTTCCGGTGCGGACCCATACAGGTCCGGGGGATAGGCCGGGGAGCGGGTCGCGGGTTTGGCCGTTGCGGGTCATTAGTGTCCGGGTTTGATCGCAAGACGTGATTGCGTGCGGTGCCGAACCTTCGGCAACATCGCGATTCGATTCCTGGCCTCGGCGGCTTCGTCCTGAATCCCACCCATCTTGGCTTGCTGAACCGTGCCGATAGATGAGTTGGCCACCTTGAGGGCCAAAAGAGGGAGCAAGGTTAGTTGGCATCGCTCGTCTGGCACCGGCAGAGTGAGCGGCGTGTTGGTGACGTGCTGGACACCGTAGGTTCGAGGCAGGATGTCCACCATGGCCGACAGCGAAAGTCCGCGTGACGGGATTGGGTCCAACCTCACCATCATCGTCGCGTCAAGGTCGCCGGAATTCACCGAATCGCCCACGGGTTCCAACGTGTAGCAGGTCGGCACCTCGCGAATCTGGCGGATGTCGGCGGATCCTCCGGCGAATCCCCAGCCTGTTCCGTAGTTGGCGAATGCGTTGATGCTCGAATGATGGGAGTGAAGCTGACGGCGGCCAGTCTCGCGCGGTGAAAGCAACCCGATTTTGCCGTCTCCTGTCTGGTATTCCACGTCTCCCGCGATGCGTTCCACGGCGAAGTCGAAGAACGTCCAGCAATCGCCGTAGACCACGGCGTTGACGCTGTTGGCCGTGCCGCGATACGGATAGAGGACGGTGGACCGGTCAACCACCTCGTTCCAAGTGTTGTCGCCCGCAATGAGAACCGTGGACCCGCGCATTGCATCCGTGAAGACTTCGGCGCTAGCCGTGTTGCCGCCCGGCTCAAACACGCACGTCACCGTTTGCGGGTAGGTCGTGGCGAACGTCGCCCGGGTCCGCTTGTAGATCGACGGAGCCAGCTCAAACCAAAGCTGAACCGATGCCGTCAGAGCGTTGGCGAGGATCAAGCGGTGATTGATGGACGCGCCATCCAAGGACTTGATGTCCGTGAGGTCAAGGACGCTCTGGATGGCTTGCGTGGATGTCATGCCGCCTCCCGCTTGGCCGATGCCGGTTGAATGATCTCAAGCCCCGCGCGGGCCGCTTCAGCTTCTCGGGTGATCTGCGCGGCGATGTCCTGGCGGTAGAAGTTGGCCGTGGCCATCATCGACTCCTTGGCCAACGGGAGGATGTAGAGTTCGATGTATCCATTCATCCCGTGCATGACGGCCGCATCGTCTTCGAGGTCACACGCAGAGTAGCGCGGAGCCTTGACGTTGGCGTTGTAGTCGATGGTGCGGATGGCGCTCGGTGTCGGCGCGAGCAACATCGTGAGCGTAATCGCCTCGGCGTCCGTGTGGACGGCGTTGGTCGGCTTCAAAAAGTAGTATTGAGGCGTCCCAGTGGTTGCTAGATCCAGCCCGAATCGAGCGTTGAGCCCAAAGAAATCGCCTTCCTCTTGAATTTCCGTGAGCGGCAACCCCGCGCATTGCACAGGGGCCGCAACCTCCATCACCTCGGCGGGCAACGTGTAGCTGAACTGGGAGACGACAGTCGAGATCGTGAAGTCCCGGGTCCGGTAAACGTCGGACTTCGGGGAGTTCCACGCTGTCTGATACGCGAGGTTGGTCGCGGCAGCCATGCTCTGGTGCAGCATGTTGGAGGCGGTCGTAGACTGCTGATTGGCAGTCCCCCAAAGCACCAAGTTTTTAAACTCTAGCCGCGTCACGTTTCGATTGTTCGCACGAATTGACCTTCGCGCAAGGCCAATAATCAACAGGATAGGCCGGAACCTGCGGAGTAGGGGCCGGGGTTGATGATCTGGAGCCGACACTTCACCCTCACGACGGCATGACCTTTGACCGTGCTGGTCGTCGTGACGGGCTGCCTGGTCGTTGCGGTCGTGATTTGCTGTTGCGGGACCGTCTGCGTCTGCGTCCGGGTCGTCGGATCGGCAATCGTGGTTTGCTTCTCGATCCCGCCCGGCTTTCTGCGGGTCGTCGCGATGTCCGTGGCCTGCCCACGATTTTCCGTGTTGGTCCGAGTGCTGGAACTGCTGCCGCTGCTGACGCCTCCGGTGTCGGTTTGCACCTGACCCTTGCCCGATCCGGCTTGGGTCTCGCGCTTGGTCAATTCGAATCCTTCGGGTGCTGCCATATTACGCGATCTCCGTGTAGGTCATGGTTTCAGTCGTCGAGTCCGAACCTGTGCTGGTGACGGTAGATTGACTGTTTGGGTGATTGGCGGTCTGACTTCCGGTCTCGGTTTGAGTGCCAGATACGGTTTGCGCTCCTCGGATCGTGGTTTGCTCGGTCACAACGTCCGCGCCCGTCACCTCGGAGTTCTGCACGGTCCTCTCCTCCAATGTTGTGGTCACCGTCGTCGTGATCAGCTCGTTTTCGGTGCGGGTCTCACTGGACTCCGAGAGCGGCGTCAGCTCGGTGGAGACCAGGTCGAAGGCGTTGAGCTGAACCAAGAAGTCGAACTCGCAATCGACGTAACTGCGTCCGGTCTCATCGACGAAAAACTGGATCTGGATGCCGTGGTTCGTCGCCGCCGCGATCATCCCGGCCTTGGTCGATTCCGCGAACTGGTCAATGAACGAGGTCCATTGCGCTGGGGTGATTGCGGAAGGTTCTAACGCCACGCCCCATCGTCCTCTCACCCGCGCGGGATGCGAGAAAGTTCAACCGTTGCGGTTTGCGGCGGTTGCGGGTTGTGCTAAATCAAAACGGCCTTTGCGCTTTGGGCGTCCAATCAGGAAACCCGGCGTCCGCGTCGCCCGGCTCCTCAAAGTCCATGATTCCGACGCGCAACCGGTCGGCGATCTCTGCGGAGGTCAGGCTGTATTCGGGCGGATACCCCGGGTGCGTTAGGTATGCGTCCGCATTCCTCAAACTGAAAGGTTGCTGCCTCGCCACAAAGGGCGAGGACTTACGCCCACTTAGGCTTTTTTCGCCACCCATGGCGTCTGCGCCGTAAGACGGATCGGTTGATCCTCCGGCCTCGAAAATCGCATTAGCCGGTTCCTCGATTCCCGCGCCATTCTCCCCCTTGTCGTCCGCATACGGCCCTGAATGGCCCGCGTTGAGCGTCAGCCACTCCCTTACGCCTTCCCATCGGTTGACTTGCGCAGGGGTCATGATCTGCATCCCGAGTTCGATCAGGCGGGCGGCTTCGCGGTTTGCCGTTGCGGCGGTGATGTATCGCGCGGCGCTCGCCTGAATCGCGTCACGCTCCCTTTCCTCGACGCGTCTCGTGAAACGGCGCTGCAACCAGTCTGAGGCGATCAGGCATAGGATCAGGCTGGCTACGATGAGGATGCCGGGCCATTGGTCGATGGCGATGTCTAGTATGGTGCTCATGTTAGGAACTTATGACGCGATTTATGACCCCGGTCAAACACGAGGTCAATCGTAGGTCGGAACGTATTCCGAGACAAGAGCTGCGTCTACCGCTTTGAGCACGTCGCCCACCGTTTGATCGAACCTGTAGGCCGCGCAGTTCCAGCACGTCCGTTGCGGTTTGTTGTCCAACGGTTTGCGCCCCAAGACCGAGAAACACCCGCAGCAGACGACGTAGCGGTGAGGACGCTGGTGGATCTTCTCAGCAATGGCGCGGCGCTCGGATTCACGGTCGGTCATTGGGCAAGCCTCCAAAGCATCTCGTCCTTGGCAACAACCCCTTGCTTTTTGAGCCAGTCCAACTCCAACCGGACCATCATCCTCAGGCCGGTTTCACCGTTGGCTTTCTCGT